CATTCGAGAGGCGGTTATGCGTGTCGTAGAAAAACCCGCTAGACCTCACAGGGTTGCCCAGCAGTAACGTCATCGCGGAATGACCAGACATCGAGCCAGCAGCAGCCTCGAAAACCTGCTCAGGTATGCCGCTTGCCTCGTCGGCCACCAGCATCACATTCTCGCTATGGACACCTTGCAAGGCCTCGGGCTGCTCGGCTCGGGATGTCCTGGCAGATATAAACGCCTCGTTATTAGCGTCCTTCATCTCGATGCGGTCCTGCTTGACCTCCAATTGCTCCGCAAGCAAAGGCGGTAGCACCTTGCACCAGCGTTTGACCTCCGCGAAAAGCGCGTCATACAACTGGCTGCTCGTCGGTGCCGTCACGACAACCTTCACCGGGAAACGCAAGAACAGATACCAAATCATCGCCCAGGCGGCAGCGGTTGACTTGCCTACGCCGTGACCACTACGCACACTGATGCGCCTGCTGCCACTGGCAATGTGATTTAGAAACTCAACTTGCCACTCGTCCGGCTTGGTGTTGAGCACCTCGCGCACGAAGAGTACCGGGTTTGTCTTGTATCGCTTGACGAACTCGACAAAAGGGTTTTGCTCTAGCGCGATTTCAGAATTTTTTTGGCTGGACACTTTTTGCCGCGATGGGGAGTGGGGGGGGGAGGGGTAAGCGATTATGGGGAAGGATTATGCGGTTTCGGTAGGTGTTTGGCTACGCCACCGTCGCCCCCGCCGCCTCGCGGCCCGGGGGGGGTCTGCGCGTCCCGAGCCAGCGAGGCCGGTTGCCGGCGCGTCCTGCGCGTGCTGTGGACAAGTCGGCGCGTCTGCTCGGCTGCGCGTACTCTCCTAAGTTGTTGATTTCATTGGTTACTTACACCTAGCTTACAGAATGCAGTTCGCACGATCTCCATTATGTTAAGTCGATCAGCGTTTGCGCGTACCGTTTTGCCTGTTTTTTGTGCAGCGCGAGCGCGAAATGCTCATTCTGTGGATAACTTCGGCACTACGTCTGTGGATAAGTCCTCGATGACCTCGACATGTCGCAGCGCCGCGAGGCGCATGTCTTGGACGTTAAGCGTAATCTGCGGTGCTTTTTGCACGCCATATAGCTTTTGGTTCCATCGTTCGGCGATCCACTGCCGCGCCTGGATCTGTAGCCGCGCCTTCGCCGCCTGCTCCGGCTCGGAGCTATCCGCGATCTCCAGAGCCTGCATTGCGTAGCTCGTCGCAGCCTTCGCACGCGCACGGGCGATTTTAGTCTCATCTGGATCAACTTCGTCAAACCACGCTTGCAGCGGCCTTCGGCCCACGCCGATCTCGTAGCATATCTGCGAGATGGTTTTACCGTCCTCAATCATGGCCCAGATCATTTCTTCGGGCATTGACTGAAGCGCCTCAAGATCGGACTTGTATTTTGGCCTTCCAGGCATGTTAAAACGGCCTCCAAGCGATTGTTTTGGTCATGACATAGGTAGACATCAACTTAGCCCTTCGCGGCCTTCTGCGGCAGCGTGAACATTTTAGGCAAACCGACAGGCGCATCAACGTCGAAATCGTTCTCGATGTCCTCAAACCCGGAAGCACCTTTAACCGGCCTTTCCTGCTTCACCTCGATGACCGCTGCCCGAAACGGGATTTCCTCCTTGAGCCGCCAGATGTCCTGTCCTATGCCTGACGATACCATCTGCTCCAACTCTGCGATTGTCCAGACCTGTCTGACATCTGGCCTGATCGCTTGATACTGCACCGCATCAGCTTCAGTCTGGACGACAACCATCAACCCGCGTTCGGTCTGACCTTCGACTGCCTTGGCCTGACTGATCGGCTCAAGTCCTTCGGACACTGCCCAGGCATCCAAAGCCTTGAAGGCTCTAACCATCCCATCGCAAGCCGCCTTGAACTTTTCCTCGTCCTGCTTACCCTGAGCATCCCACACCCGCTCGCTCTGAGCGTAAAAACGCTCCCTAAACACACTAGGAACTAAAGTAATCACCCTGCCGATTCCCCATTTCCGCTCATGTTCACCCTGAGCCTGATCGATTTCAACGAGCCTAGCCTTCATGAACCTAGACCACTCAGACTCCGGAAACGCCAGCTTCTGAACCTCTGGCAATTCTCCGCGATTTCTTTTATTAGCTTTACTCACCACATCCATCTCCTTGTTCACGCTTGCCGGTCAAATCGTGACCATTTGACCGCTCTACCCTTCCCCGGTCAAATCGCGGGCGGTCAAATCGTCAAAGGTATACCCTTTTGACGATTCGACCGGACATTGCCTGCGGTCAAATCGTCACGATTCGACCACGATTCGACCACGATTTGACCACCCCAAATTTGACCCCTAAAAGGACTGCTCATCGACCTTAACGGCATCCTCTATCCACACCCACTCGTTATCAATCCTAACATTTAATGGCCTTCCTTTTTCACTCCTGACCCTTCTCCAAGCCGACCTAAACGCCTCATCGCCCTCCTCATCAGTGCCCATTTTTTGAGCAAAAACAGCCCTCCACTGGTCAAGCCTGACGCATTTTCTGGTTCCCGCAGAAACCTTCCAATGTGTGCCTTTAGTATTAATAGCCTCACTTAGCGCATCTACTGCTATTGCCTGATTCCGACCCTTTCCTGACCTGTTCAGGGCTTCCTTTTTGGCATCACTCATGCCTGAGCGTAATGATTCATCGCTTGGCTGGACGGCTAAAGACTTGCGGGTTTCGTCAAGGCTTAGGCTTGGTTTGTCTATGTCCTCTATGTCGATTTCGACCATCTCAAACCCAAATCTGATGCCATCCTCGCCGTCCTTTTGCTTTGAAACCGTCAAAACGCCTCGCGGCTGATCCTCAAAGCGGATCAATTCAAGCTCTGTATCGACGGCTCCGAGCAGGCTGGAATGGCCCCGCAGACCCTTTGCTGCATCCTTTCCAGAGTGGTGGATGACCATCAGCGCGGCCTCGAATTCCTCCTGCAAGTAGCCGCATGACGTAATGAAAGCTCCCATGTCCTCGCTGGAATTCTCATTTCCACCGCCAAATGCTCTGGCTAAGGTATCGATAACGATCAAGTCCACCTTGATCTTTATGGCATCGTTTAGCTCCTTGATGGCAACTGACAGGCTGGCTATGTCCTCCGCGCTGCTTCTGAGGTTGATCTGGTGGCGTACAAAGTAGATCGGGATGCCTCCCTCGATGTTGTGGTGGATGCGGCAGGCTTTAATCCGCGCCCCTATGCCGCCGTGGCCTTCGCCAGCGATGTAGATGACCGCTCCGTTGTCCGATGGCTTCGCCTGATGCCCAAACCACTGGGCCTCGCGGGCAATCGCTGCCGCGATGTCCAGGGCTATGAATGACTTAAATGATCCTGGCGGGCCGTACAGTGCTACGAAACCATTTCTAGGGATAACCTTATCGACAAGCCACTCGACAGGCTCATCCCTGATTTCGTCCCATGCTTCGAGCGTGATGGCTCTACGCTGCGCCTTTTGCTTCGCATCTGGCGCTTCTGGTGCCTTTGGCGTTGCTTGGGTTTGCTCTGCCGGCGTAGCCGGCATTGCTGCCTCTGGTGGCTTTTCCTTGAGGCGCTCTGGCGTCCTGATCTCCTGCTCCGAGGTGATTGGGGCTTGCCCCTTGACCAGATCGGCGAGATCCTGCCGCGTCTTGCCTTGCAGGTGTATCCACTCATAGGCATCGTCGCCCAGGTCATCGCCACCCAGGTCGATGATCCTGACCGACTTAACTACCTGCAATATCTTGGCTGCGGCCTTCCTGGCGTACTTCCAGCCGGGCTGATCGTTGTCCGGGAGGATGACAACATTGGCCCCTGCGAAGTATTGCGTGATAGCCTCCGGCCATGAGCCGCTGCCGGCGTGGGACGTTGTGGCGACTGATCCGAGCGAGATGATCGCGTCTGCCGCCTTCTCGCCTTCCGTCAGATAGACGTAACGTCCCTTGGAGATCGCGTCGAGCAGTTCCGGTAGCTTGTACGGAACGATCCTCGCGTCACCCATTGCCGCGTGTCTGCGGCCTGCCTCGTCCACCTTGATGAGCTTGTAGTCCTTGCCCTTCGAGTCCGTTGTCCTATACCGCTGCTTGATGAATAGGACTACGCCTTCCTCGTCGGTGTAGTTCCACTCATGCTCAAGCTGCCGGCTTGCCACCATCGGCTTGATGAGCGACAAGGGTTCCGGCCTTTGCTCTAGCTCGGGCAGCATTCCTCTCTCGCGCATCACGTTAAAGAC